TTTCACCCTTCTCCATTCCACCATTCATCATTTCATTCAAGTGACTCCAAGCAGCAGGAAAGGGAATCTTTACATTTGAATCCTCATTCTCGAAGTCATCCCACATTTGAGATAAGTGCAATACATCCACACGACTGAATGGTTCAGCCTTCCAGAATACTTGCTTTAGTTCTTGTGCTTTACCTGCCTTCATCATATCGCAAGCATCTTTAACATCACGAGGGAACTTAGCAATGAATACTTTTCCTGGTGATAGTAAGCGTGCTGCTTCTTCCAGGTACTTCTGCCCTGGAACGTCATTGTCGAAGGCTAAAATAATCTTACCGAATGAGTTAATGTACTCGTAGTTAGCTTTGAACTGCTTAATAATACTTCCATCACCTGACGTAACAGAAACACAAGGTGTCCAATATTCAACACCATTGGACGTACTTCGTAGTGCTTCAGCAAATGCCATTGCGTCCTCTTCACCTGTAGTGATGACTAAGTACTTCTGACCTGATTCAAAGACGTGCTGACCAAATAATTCACTTGTAGCTTTAGTGTTTCCAATACCTACGAAACCTTTAGGTTCAGTTCGTTTCTTATAACCAGTAATCTTACCCGCTACAGTAACTGGATAATAACGACTTGTAACTTCATTATCTTCATTTAGTTCAGTATGTACTCCGTATTTCTCAGAAGTAAATCGAGTAATTCCACGATCTTTCCAACCCCTGAATTTAATAGATTGAATATCGCTGAAGTCTGTCACTTGCTCTTTTTGATTCTTCACTGTTGGTTCTTGCATAGATACTCCATTTTCTTCTAATTCCAATTGATTAAAATAACCCTGACAACTAAAACAGAATGCATCTAGTTTATGAGAACCATCTGTATCCTCTTTCTTGTAGACTGCCATTGCGTCACTACTTGAACAATCCTCTCCTATACATGAAGTATGGAATAATAGTTCACCTTCTGTTTGATTTATTTTTTTCAATTACTCTCCTTTAAATTACTCGAATACTTTCATGAACAAACGAAATAACTTCTTTTGCTTTATTCATGGCATCCTCTTCTGAATTGAACTGAATTGCATCTTGAGTCCAAGGTGTCAATAAAGTAAACCCAGTGTATTTTCTGTTCATTATATACAACCAACCTTTAATGGTTAATCGACGTGCCCCAAACTTACCATTGTTGAATTTTACTGAATTGAATTTAAATACGTTCTTCATTTGTTCCCTTTAATAAAATACATAAAAGTATACCCTGAGCACCAAATAAATCCAAGTGCAATTAAGATCAATAGCAAAGGTACACCAGTAAAAAATTCAATTGACACAACCGTAACTGAAACCGCTACAGCGAAAATAATAATCAAAGAAAAAAGCACACCAAAAGGTAGCTCTAATAATTTATAACTGAAGTTTTCTATTTTACTCATTTGTTCCCTTTATAACGAATAGTTGATGATGGACTGAAGGTAACCGTATCTTCATTCTTAGTGCATTAAGATACTCCTCTGAGTAATCCCCGCAAGCAATTGCTGTACTTAATTGCATCCCTGAAAAATTCATGCAGTCTTTTAGTTCCTTGAATATACTAAAACTAAGAAAGAAATCAGTAGAATCAGATGTGGACTTAATTGATAAATCTCTACTCTTTGCTAGATATTCCACTTTGTTCTCATCTAAGTAATTAATAATCCTATTAAAGAAGTACTTGCAACCTTCAATTGACTTGTGTACTAAGAGAACCCGTTTGATTTCTTTAGTACATAAGTCAAGATCATGAAGTGCTTCTTCGATATTCTTTACCTCTTTCGCTTGCATTACTTCACCTCCGTTTGTAGTACTCTACTTTCATAGCTGTAGTAATGGTAACTATCAGCTTTTTCCTCCTTTAGAGCTACTAATCTTTCACCCTCTTCCTCTGCTACGAAGGGATCATAGTACACCCCAATTACCTCTGTTGTAGTTTCGTCATCTATTGTTGAATCAATTACTAGCACATGAACTTTCACATTTACTCCTTATTAAGTCTGTATTCTAGCTCATTTCTGAATAATTCCTTCATGTATTCAGGTAAATTATTTTGAGTCCTTAAGATCGCCTTGATATGATCTTCTCCTAAATCTTTGAGTTTAGTAATCTTCTTTGGTTGCATTCCATCTACCCCGTAGGAACCCCAAGTAAAATATTCACGGATTACTTCAAAAGGACTATCGGTATAGACGCATTCATTCTTTAGATTACCTGAAGTTCTGATGTACTCATTACCCCCATCCAAATAATACAAGTTACCTTCTGCGTCTTCATGGCTAACGTAATCGTGCCTATGACGTGAGATCAAGATAGTACCATCAGGTGCTGACCATTTGTTCACTAAGATTTGGCTTTCTTTAGGTGCTATTGAATTCATCCTTCGTACTCCTGTAGTAAATCCTGATATTCCTTTGAATCAAAATGAAGGATAGCAAAGTCTGAACTTGTTCGGTAGAGTTCAATGTAATCAAATCTAAAACACCACTGACCATCTTCCCATAAGAAAATGTCATCTTTGTTTTCTTTCATTCTACCTCCATATCGTTGTCGTTCTTGATCAGAACAAAAGTAGGGAATCTAACAGTATCCTTAATTCCCTTCGGGAATAACTTGAATTTTACTACTTTTCCTACGATTTCGTGCTGATTCCTGAAATAATACCCACGATCACCATGAGGCATATTACCCGGTCCTACTGTAATCAAGGTTCCTTTAGGTACGAGTAGCTTCCTGCTCTGAGGGTCCAGAACGTCCTTCAGTAGCGTTCCTTTAATTGACCCTACCGTGGCATTAGGTACGAGGTTTTCTTGGTGTGAGGAGCGTTCTGATCGTCCTAGTTCATTTACTTTGCTTTCGTTATTGTTAGTAACTCCTTCTTCAATTGAAGTACACAGGATTTCTTCTTCGATAAAAGTTTTGATTCTCCAAGCACCTCGATGTGTCTTGCCGCATCGGCCATATTTGTAATCTGCTAGATGATCACGGACAATGACACCCTCATATCCAAGATCAAGAAGGTAAGTCTCGTAGTTATCTAGCTCTTCTTGGGAATGAATCCAGCAGTAATCAATCATTACTATATCTGGATTATTCAGTGCCTGTACAAGTACTTTGGCTTGAGCAAAGCGTTCGATGTAAGGTAAGTGCTTATTTTCGTCATTGCAGAAATCAAAGATGTTCCATTGCATCTTGGGTTCACCTTTGATCCTTCGCAATGCACCTGAAGTCAACCTGCACAAGTCATCTCCAGTTACTTTATTGTCTAGGGTCATTTCACCACATAGTCCGTGGTACTCATGTTGACTAAACAAAGTAGTAGTGTACTCGTTCTCGTGTTGCTTCAAGGAACGACCTAGAAGTACTCCATGACGATTGATGCTAGCAACTCCATCTAACTTTGCGCTCGCGATTAAAGGAAACTTCAGTAGCTCCTTGATGTAGTCCATCGGTTGCATTGGTTTAAAACCGTCAGTTTGTTTCATGGTTTGTTCCTTAGTACATGCAGTAATTGATTGATTGAATTCACAATCAAGTGCTGATCTTGAGGGCTCAGTTCAGTCCACTTGCGGTTATCACCAGCTTTATTTGCGATTGCCTGCCAGTACATTTCTACTTCACTCATGTGTTTCCTTTAGTTAAGAGGTTACTTAATTATTCTTCAAGAGTGAATTCATGAAGAATTCCAGTTATCTTATTGCTGGTTATCTTCAAGTCTCCGTTGTAACTACGCCACACGTAGTACTTAATCTTGGTACTCTTAACCCACTGCGGATTATCCAAGATATCAATTCTACCATTATGCAACTGAATTATAGGAGCATCTATTAGGGTAAATCCAACAATCACTCCTTTGTTACTGCGGTCATTAGGACTGCACCAAGTGTCTCCTGTAGTGTATGTTTGACCATTGTATTGTTTAGTAATACTTTGGGTTGTGATTATTTGGTTCATATTACCCCTTATTGGTTAGCAAAATTAGATAAATCAGTGAGTATTTTACGAGTATTTTCCCCACGTACTAGTACAGCTTCGTATATGAACTCGCTTTCATACTCATTTGAAAATATTTTACATGGCTCAATAATGAAACTACCGAATCCATCAAAATTCTTTGGCTCTATCTCTTTAGATGTAG